CCGCCGGTTACGCCGCCGTAAGAACGGCGCTGGATGTAGGCACTGCGTCATATTCTACTGTTAGGTGAAAAGGCGCGGCAGCCCTTCGTTCAGGTTGATGCGCCACAGGTTTATGTCGTTGCTCGCCTTCATTCCGACGTGGTTGCGTTTGCCTTTTTGCCACGTCCCATACTTCTCGAACCCGAGCGCGTTCCAGAAGTGATTGCTTTCCAAGTCCACGCGGCATCTCAGCGTGAAGCCAGCCCTAGAAAATTCGTGGCAGAATTGACGGGCGACGTTTATCAGAGCAGTCCCGTATTCCAGCCGCCGCGCATCTTGGCGCACGGCGATTTGCTGGATTTTGCCGTATGTCTCTGCACCGCGTCCTGGAGTCATCAGCACATAGCCCACAGGGTCGAGATTCATTTCGCAGATTAGCACCACGAAGTTGCGCTCGCCGCCCCAGACATATTTTGACCAGATGGTGTCTTGGATGAAGCCGACGGCCTCGCTGTTTTCCTTTTGCAGCTTGTCCACGAATTTCCAGTCAGAGGCTTTGGACGTTCTCACCATGAGGTCGCCGCCTTGCCACAGGATGTTTATCAGGCCGGAGGCGCAGTCCCATTTCGTCGCCGCGAGCAAGTCTGTCCACTTGCGGTTATTCACCACTTCGGTTTCTATTGTCAGAGTCTCATTCATAAATTTTTCACCTAACAAATCGGTGCAGGAAACGGCGGTTGGCCGATTCACTTGCAAATCACGTCTCACGTCCGCCGTTCCTGACCTCTACGTTAGGGGTCATAGCAACACGCCTTGGTTACATTCGCGTTCAAGACGGGCGCACGCAGTCTTGAAGTGGTCGGGGTCTTTTTCGATACCCACGAAATTGCGGTTGGTTCGCAGACAGGCGATTCCGGTCGTGCCGCTGCCCATATACGGGTCGAGCACGGTTGCTCCGACGGGGACTTTCGTTTCTTCCATACAGAACGCCATCAGCGCGATTGGCTTTTGGCACGGGTGGATTCTGGACGCGCCGTTTTCTTCGCCGCGTTGCATCAGTCCCGCCCAGAGTTGCCGGTGGATTCGGAGCAGCCCCTTTTTATTTGTCCACGCCATTTCACAGTCGGAGTTGTCATTCACCAGCAGCCCTTCGCGCTTATCCCACACCAGCCATTTCGTCCCGCCGATGAGTCTTTCGCAGTAGTAGTTTGCACCCCACAGCACGACGATTGGATAGCCGATCCACGGCGAGGGATCGAACGGCTTGTCATCGCCGATTACAGCCGGCCAGTTATTCGCCGTGCGCTTGCGGGTTTCATTCGGCGGCGTGTTGCCGCGTGTCCCGTTGCGCGTGTTGAGATTCATTCCGTAGGGCGGGTCAGCTATCACCGCGTCCACGCCTTGCAGGGTTGGTGCGATTTCCAGACAGTCGCCGAGGTAGAGAGTCACATGGTTATGACCCCTAACAAATCGCCGGAGGCAACGCCCGTTGGCGTCTTCAGTTTGCCGAGAAGGTTTCTGGTTGGCGGATGTCATGGGTCGGGCGTGCCTCAGCTTTTTTCGTTCAGCGGCACTAGCCGCAGGGTTTTATCCGGCCCGACCCATCCATGCTTCTTCCAGATTCCGCTCTTGGTGATTCGGAATCCGACGCATCCACGTTCCTGCCCGTGCGAGCCAGTGAAGCCGTGGCCGCAGACTAGGTAGAGTCCTGGCCACATCGTTCCTTTGACGACTTGGCCGACTCGGAATTTCGCACGCTGGAACTTCATGCCCGGCGGGAATTTCTTCCGCTGGAGTCGTCTCATGCTTGCATCGCTTGAGCAGTATCGGTCGTTATATTCTTGATACGTTTTTATTCGCGTTCGACCGTGCCGCTGAACAAGTCGCCGGAGGCAATCGGCGTTGGGCGTCTCAGTTTTGCTCATAAGGTTTTTGGTGTTCGGTTGTCGCGGGTCGCCGATGCCTCAGCTCCCGCTTTGTGCGTCACTCGCGCTATTCCGTTGAGGATGGTTTCCGCGACTTGCGGGACGATTGCATTTCCAAATGCTCGCCATCCATTTCTAGCCAGTCGTCGGGATAGCCCATCGCTCGGCTCGCAAAAATCGGCTTCGGAAGCCGACGCTGGAATTTCAAAATCAAGTTTGTTGAGAAGTGAGCCTGTCCCCGATTGTTGATGCTCTGAAACGTGGACTCGAACACATCCTCGTCTATTCTCTGCGGAGTAGGCCACAACCCAAACCCGATCCCTTCGGTGCATTCCGCCCACGGCACAAGCTGGAATAATAAGCGGTTGTGTGCAAAAGCCGATGCCTTCCATGTCAGCAAGCACTCGCGCGAGTTCCATGCCGATGAGTCCAGTAACATTTTCACCAAGCACCCAAGCGGGTTGGCATCGCTTGATAGCATCGAGCATTGCCGGCCAGAGGAAGCGGTCATCATTTGCGCCTCTTTGCTTCCCGGCGACGGAAAACGGCTGGCAAGGGAATCCGCCCGTGATGAGGTCACACTTGACGGCGGGAACATTTCGCACGTCTCCGTAGTTTGGCACGTCTGGCCAGTGTTTTTTGAGGACTTTGCACGCATAAGGTTCTATTTCGCTGAATCCGATTGTTTGGAATCCGGCAGACTTCGCGGCAAGCGCGAAGCCACCGATGCCGGAAAATAAGTCAATGTGAGTAAGACGTGACGCACAACAAGTTGTCATAATTCAGCGTGGCAGAGCTTGGTCGTTCGACAAGCGTATGAGAGTTTGCAGCGCACACCGTTTGTATCCTTCCACCATAGCCCGTCCATGCTCATCAGCGCCGAGCGCGTCTTTACCTTTTGATTCCAGGTCTGCCCGGAAGTCATTTAAGGCGACACGGAGGGTCATTACTTCCCCTTCCGAAAGCGTGATTCCATTTACTGTGACAGTTGCTTCACTCATATATCGTTGTCGAACAAACCGGATGCAGTCAACCCCGGTTGGCGCATCCGGTTTTACGTTTAAGGTTCGGGTTGTTTCACGTCACGGGTCCGGGGTGGCTGATCCGGGACATTCGGTGCTTTTAGCATGATGTTGCGTCTTTCAGCATCCCGCTGCCTCGGCAGTTGGGACACATCACCAGATGATTCATCTCACTGGGGCAGTCCTCGCCCCACACTTCCGGGCCGCCTTCCATGTATTCTATTATCCCATCGCCGGCGCACGTCGGGCAGGTTGGCTCGCCTTCGCAGTCGTCGTATTGCTCGTGAGCCATTTCCCATTCGATTTGCTGCTGGCGATTGCGCCCGGCGTGCTTTGCTGCCGTGCAAGTCGGGTCGCATGAAGCCGCTGCGGGGTGTTCCTGCGCTCGAATCTCGGTTGTCAATGCGTTGCTCATATTTTAATCGCCGCACGGCTTATGCGCGGCGCTAGACGGCTTGCCACACAGTTTCGGTTCCAGTTGCATTTATTATTGTGGTGCGGATTGGTGTTGTGGATTCGTCATCAAATTCGGATATGAACTTTGTGCCATCGGTTGTTTCCGTCACCCAGCATCGGCGCGGTGTCCCCAGCCGTCTAACACCGCGCTGCTGCTGACGTGGATTGTTCCTGCTCTTGAGTGGTTCCATATTTGCGATTATTTTCCGGTGTCATTGGGCCAGCACATTATTCCGCCGATTATTTGCATTTGGTTGTTCCTTTCGCTCCGCCACGCAGCAGAGCTTGATCGTTGGGCATTACTGCATTTCTTTCGGTTCGTGGCCTTTGGGCCAAGGCATTCCCCAATTTCCGACGACCTCAATCCAATTTATGCTGTCTTCTGGCATTTGGGTGTGTGACAAGAGTCCACGCATTACCGGGCGCAGGGTTTTCTCGCGCCATTTAGCGTTGAGGAAGATTTCAGGACCGAGGCCAGGGCGAGTGGCCACGAGATTGCCGCGCGCCGGAGTTCCTTCGATGGTGTCGCGCAGGACTTCGATGCCGAGAAAGAAGCGCGTGATCATGCAGTTCGGACAGAATCCAGCTTTCGAGGCTTGCACGATTATGCGGGCTTTCGGGTCGGGCGTTCCGAGGCGGCAGGGCGTTCCACATCGCAGGCAATTCGACGTGATGCCCATCAACGGCGTGGAGCTAACCGCCGCTGCGCTCTCAGTTTTCGATTGGCGTTTTGACATATTGTTCACTTCGGGTTGCTCGGCGTGGCTGTAGGTCAGCTTCCGCGTTCGCTCACAGTTCCTTCTCTGGAAAATTCCCCACGTCGGTCACTCCCAGCCTGCCCTGCGCCTTGCTCAAGGTCGTCTCCTGGTAGCTGTGCTGCAGGTTCTTCATGTAATTCTTCACGTTCTCCAAAAACTCCGGGTCATGTTCCGCGTGGCCCGGCGTCAGACGCGCCTGGTAACGCGGGTTCCCGCCGATTATCTGCTGCGCAAACGCCATCTTCATCCGCGCCGTCGGGTCCATCTGCGTCAGCATCGGCTTGTTGCCCAGCGCCATGTTGTTTATCTCCTCCCGCACGTCCCGGAAAATTTTCCCCTTCGCCCCGCTCTCGTCCTGCGATATTTCATCCATCAACGACGGGTCAATGTAGCTGTAGAGTAATCGCACCGCTTTATTGGAGTCCGTAATCCCGCCCGCGTCCATTTCGCGCGCAATCGGCATCCACTTCATAAGACGTTCAATGAATTCCGGGTCAAACCTCCGCACGTCGCACGTCAACATCACCTTGTGCCGCGCCACAATATCCGCCGTCAAAAGCGGTTTGTGGCCCAGTATGTCCTCAAGTTCATCCTCGGCCATGTTCTGATAGGCGAGCACTGTCAGTTGGTGGAACGCCTCGCCAAAAGCCCCGAGAAAATTGTTGGTCAAATCCTGCCGGATCACCTGCGACCGCTCCGCCGGCGTGTCCGCGCGCGGCAGTCCAAACCGGTCTTCCGCCTCCTTGCGCTCTGCCTCCGTCATGCTCACAGCCAGCTCGGGCTTGCTCCCCGCCGTCAAATTCAAAACCTCCCACGGCTTGCCGCTCGGCGCGTTCACCCGCGCAAACGGCGCAAGGTTCAGCGCAAGCTTCGTCGCGCTCGTCCCCAGCGCCATCACCGGCGGCGTGTTGGAAAGCTGGTTCTGAATCGCCGCGCCATCCTTGAAGGTTTTCATCTGGTTCTGGTTGCTGAACACGCAATCACACACCCCCCGCGTGTCCGTTATGCACCAGTCTGCCGCCTCCAGCCGCGCAAACACAAACGGCATCTTCCCGTGCGCCGGATTGGTGAACCAGTTCTTCCCGTAAGCCCCCGGCTCGCCCTCCTGCGGCTTCACCTGCGGACTCATCACCGTGCAATAAATCCGCGCCGCGCCGTCCTTCGGCACCTGCCGGTATGCGTAAACCAGCTCGCACAGGTTCCGGTTCAAGTCTCTGTCGTCCTCCTTCGTCGTCGGCGGCTGTTGCGAGTTCCCCGCGCTCTCCTTCAGCAGCCGCGTGAATTCCGGGTCCTCCCATTCCTCCTCCGCCGCCAGTTGGTCCACGCGCCACTTCGGTATCTGCATCCGCACAAACATCACACGCGCGTCGCTTGGCCTTGCCGTCGCCTCCTGCGGAATAATAAAATGCACCCACGGACACAACGTTGTCAGTTCCGGCCCGATGCTCGTCTCCTCCTCCACCGGAAATTCCGCCTCGCCCTCCTCGCGCAACTGCCGCACCACGCTCTTCGCCTCCTTCGTGTCAAAGTCGGGAAATAACTGCTTGAACAACTCCACCGCCGCGTCCTCCTGCGCCGGGTCCAGAATCATCTCCGGCGCCCGCGCCAGCAATCCTGGGAGGGACGGCGTGCCGCCGTCCCCGTTTCCACCGCTGGGCGTCGCGCCCGGCAATCCTGCCTGGCTTGCCTGTTGCGCCAGCGCAAACACCTGTTCCATCGTCAGCCGTTGCAGCTTCATCTGCTTCCGGTTCCGCCACGTCGGATGCAGCACGCACCAGCCGACCATACACATCAGTTGCGCCGCCACCTCCACGTTTTCAAGCAACTGGCTTTTCAGCGCCCCGTTCTTCAGCCAGTTCAGCAGCGTCCACAGCTCGCCCGCCTGCGCCGCGTTCAAAGTCCGCCCGCTCACCGGGCTGGTCTTCATGCTCGACGTCCAGAACGCAGCCGCAAACAGGGACTTCAAATACCTGATAATGTCATCGGCAATGAACACGCGATTGTCCGGCGCGCCTTCATAAAGCGGGTTCTTCAGCCCGCGCGCCGCAAGGTCTGCGGAGTGCATCAGCCCGTCCTCGCTCTGGCCGGCCCACCGCGCGTAGCGTATCCGTTCCACGTAAGCCAGCCGCCCGTCCGTGTATTGGTCCTGCTCCCATGCGTCATCATAAGCCTGGTGCAATGCCTCCATGTCCGGTGTCTCCGCCGCCTCCGTCACGTTGTCCTGTCTTTCGTCGCTCATATTTCCTCCTTGGTTAAATGCCCAGTTTCTCCTGTCTGTTTTCAAATGGGTTCTGCTCCAGCCACCAATCCGCAATGTCCACTTCATGAACTGGTGGCACGGGCGTCCCGCCTGTCTTTCCCGGCGTCCCCGCCGGGAACTTCAACGTTCGCCGGCACACGCTTCTCGGAACCCACTGCCGCGCGCCTCCTTTGTTTTCGTAAAGCCGCGCCAGCGCCGTCTCTTTCACAAATATCAAATTCAGAATCATAAATCGTAAATCAAAAATTACCTCGCCCCCCACCCGCCTCCGCCCACCACCTCCGCCGCGTCCATGTCAATGAACGGCGTCTCACCGCTGTTCAAATACCTGTCCGCGTCAATAAAATCCCGGTTCGGATTGTCCTCGTCCGCCTTGCCCAAATCCGTCAGCGTGTAATTCAGCGCGCACCGTATCCAGTTCTCGCAACGCTCGCTCACCAGCCGCGCCGGCGTGTTCTCCGCCGTGAACCCGCCCTCCTTCCGGTAACGCTCCTCGTCATACCTGAACAAATCAATCAGCCCGTCAATGTCCAGGCTGCTCGCCCGCCGTATCTTTGCCGGCTCAAACACCATCGGCCCGCACATCGGGTCCTCGTCACTGTGGTCCTCCTCATACAAATTGAACATGCTCCGCACTCCCGCCGCCGTGCTCTCCTCCGTCGCAAACCCGCGCGGGTCACCCCGCCGCGCCATCACGCATTCACGGCAGCCCGTCACCGGCGCAATCAAATCGCAAATCCCCCATTCCTCCTCACGCGCCCGGATATACTTTTTATACCAGTTCGCCCCCGTCGCCTTGTAGGCGTATTGACCCTCCCCGCGCTCGCCGTTCGCGTTCACCCATTCGCCCTCGTTCATCCTCGGGCTTTCATCAAACAAAAACTTCAAACCCTTCGGCCATTGCGGACACGGTCCAAACGTCGCCTGCCACAATATCGCGTGGCTCCGCTGCGTCTCCGGATCGCTCGCCATGTAAATCGTCGCCTTCCCGTCGCGTATCATCTGGTCCAGCTTTTCGCGCGCCTCGCCGCGCACCACGTGAACCTCCGGGTTGAAATTCCCGATCGCCAGTTGCCCCATCCGCTCCACCCAGCCGAACATCTTCACCAGCACCTTCCAGCGCGGGTCCCCCACGCAAGCGTCCATCTGCGCCGGCAACGTCCCATTCCCCCACCACCTCTGCCCGCGGACTGTGGGCTGTGGACTGTGGACTTCTTTTCCCCACCGCGCCGGCGGCTGAAACGGATTCCAGACGTTCCACATGAACATCACCCGCCAGTGCGGATTCATCGGCTGCATCTTGTAAGGCATCTCCCCCGCCGGACATCCCATCCGCTTCAGCATGTCCGATTGATGCTCCTTCAGCTTCAATTCCGGATACCGCACCGCCTCGTCAATAAATCCGCCCCCTGGGAGGGACGGCGTGCCGCCGTCCCCATTTCCCCACCTCCACCGCATCGGCAAACTCTGCACCAGCTTCGCCCCCTGCAAACCCTGCCCCATCGTCTGGTCATACCCATGCACGCACGTCAGCAGATACACAATCTTCCCGCCGCGCTTCGCCACGCGGCTCAGCAGCGCCCGGAACAATCCCAGCGGACAGCCCTCGTCAATTATCACCAAATCATAATCCGGCCCCTCAAAACTCTGCGGCTCCCGCGTGTATTGCGCCACGGTCTTGAACCACACGCTCCCCCGCAGCGGCCTCGGCAGCACCATGCAGTTTTCCGTGAACCCCATCCGGTCGCTGTAATTGATGCTCTTGGCAAACCCCTGCGGCTTCTTCCCCTGCTCGTTCATCTTCCGCCACTCACACGGCAGTTGCGCATAGACCTTGTCCTGTTGAAACATCTTGCTCGCCCCATCATCTTGCGCAATCATCAGCACCTTCACCCGCCCATCCGGCCCCAGCCCGTCCCACTGCACCCGCCGCGTCAGCACCCGCACCGCAAAACTCGCCGCCCAGCGCGATTTGCCCGGATTGTTCCCGCCCGGAACAAACGTCACGATATGCCGCAACACCTCCGCCTCCAGGTCCGGCCACTGCCACAACGGAAACTCCCACCGATATGGATCACGCTCCGCGTCCGCAATCCGCTTCTCCCGCGCCGCGTGATATGCCAGCGCCGCCTCCGGCCCGCACACCGCCGCCAGATCCGCAAACTCCTCGTCGCTCAACTTGCGGAACTCCGGCAGCGCATCCACCAGCGGATGCTCCGTCCACTTTACTTTTTCTCCCTCTCCGCGTTGCGAAGCAATGGGGAGAGGGCCGGGGTGAGGTGTCCCCGTTTCTTCCACCAATGTCATTTCATCCGTCATTTGTTTTCCGTCTGCAAATCCTTTGCGCCTTCGATTTCTTTGCGCCTTTGCGTTAAAAATTCCCTCGCGCTTGCCAGCGCCGGGCTTTCCTGCTCCAAGTCAATCGCCCCCGCCGTGTCTTCCGCCGCGCTTCCCGCCAGTTCCATCTCCTGTTTCCGTTGCAGCGCAATCCCCATCACCACCCCCAGTTCGCCCACCCGCGCATCGCCCATCTTTTGATCAATGTGAAACGCCGCCTTCATCGCCAGCCCTCCCAGCACCTTCCCCATCTCCTTGCTGCTCTGCGCCGCCAGCCCGGAATACTTCGCACCCAGCAGCTTCACAATCCGCTCGTTGCAGTGCATCGTCGTCGCGATAAAATTCACCGGCATACCGCACCCGAACAGCGCCACAATCCCGTTGCGTTTCACCTCCAGCTTCTCAACCGTCGTCGCCGTGAACCGCTTCGTCGCCTCGTCATTCGGCAGCATCAGCGCCTCGTCGCTCTCCCCGCTAATCAGGTCAAGCTGTTCCCCGTTCAATTTTTCAATCGCCTCGCTCATTTTATCCAATCTTCGGTTCCGGTATTCCCTTCAAACGCGCCTCAATCGCCAGCGCCGCGCAACTGAATTGCCTGCTCAACTGCACCAGCAATTCCCCCTCGCTCACCAGCACCACCCCGCGCGTCCGGCACTGTTCCAGCAGCGCCGCCGACTCATTCACGGCGTCCTCCGCCGTCCGCATTGCCTCCTCAAGTTTCATTCTTCCGTTGCCTCCACTGTTTCGCTCGGTTCCATCTCCACTGTCGGCGGCCGATAGGCGTCCACAAACCGCGTCCACGGCTTGATGAACACCAGCGTCGCGTCCTCGCCGCTCCGCCCCTCGCGCTGTTTCTCCACCGTGCAGGTCACAATCGCCAGGTTCTTTTTCCACGTCCGCAACTGCTTCCAATCCTCGCTCACCGGCACGCGCGGCAAAA